TCGGGAGTTCCAAAATCTGATTCTTGATAAGCATGATTCATAATACTTGCCTCTTGTGGATGATTAATATATCCTTGACTTCGAGGCTCTACCGCTTCACCGCTAGCAAAATTTAAATGACCCGCGCTTCCCTTCACCTGGCGCGGGTTTTTTTATTCTACCTCTGATTTTTCACAGTTACAGTTTTTGAAAAAAATAATATCCTTGATTAGTTTTTTAGTAATTATGTCAATGATATTCATGGTTTTTTCTTCGGTTGAAACATCATAGGTTAATTCTATTTGTGCAGCTAACATCGTAGTAATCGCTAGTATCAAGTGTATCTCGATATCAGACTTTTCTCGAATCCCTATTTTTAAGCACATTTTTATAAAATCTGATGAAAATTTATTCGCATTCATGATCATGTGCTTACTGATTTTTATTTTTTGTTCTGGAGTAGCTTCAGACATTTTACCCTCAATTATTAATTTTTTTATGCTGCACGAAGATCGTTATATTTGCATGCAATCCCAACTATATGATTTTTTATCCCCTGAGAAATATCGAGAATTTCTACTTCATCGCTGTAAGAACCGCCTATTAATTGCCCTAAAGTTCCAGAAAGAAAAACCACAAATTCTGTACCTTGTACATCTTCCGGGATATTTATTTCATTGCAATATTGATAAAATTCCTCTTGGATTTTTTGAGCAAGACCCCTCATAAAACCCGCAAGAATAATTCTTTGTTCTTTGGTTATTTCGGTCATTTTTTCCTCAATCCTTAGTGTTAATATATTCATGGAATCGCTGCCAACTAGCTAACCATCGTGCCATTTCTGGCGTGTATCCCTTGCGAAAATCATCCCGGTACCAAGCATAAACCAATGCCCGTTTTTCTGCTGTCCATACTCCTAAACCGAAGTGACGACCGCATGAGCATGGGATTTTGTCATAGGTTTGCTCTGTGGATTTTTTGATCATGGAGAAGCCCCTACCTGATCAAGTTTTCTTTGGGGTCTAACCGGAGCTTTTTTGGTTAAATATGCGAAAAATCGTAGGGAATTGGTTGGTTTTTTTTCTTTGACACGTTTAGTGATTTCAATTCGCATCTGTGCAATTATCCATCCCATGTCATAGCGATGGTGCCAGTCTTGAATCGCTGCTGCGTCAAGTTCATCCAATTTTTCCTTGCCCAACAGGGCACAACAAACATCAATACAAACAATAATATCATTAAAATTTAAATCTCCCCATAAATCTTTGAAAGAGTTATCCACATTCTTCGGGGATGATTCTGTGGATAACTGACTACAACTAGACACAGAAGAGATGTTATATTCTTTAACAACAATACTTGTTTGTTTTGTTTGTTTGTCTTGTTGTATGTCGTGACACTGTGTGACATTGTGTGACATGTCGTGATTATCGTGACTATCTATATTATTAGATGGTTTATTATTATCATTATTATCACTAATAAGTTTTTGTTTTTTAACTTCTTTTTCTCTTTGTCTCTGCAATCTTTTTCTTTCAGCCGCCCCATCATCTTCTCTGAGTGGTTGTTCTCTATCCCAAATTTCGAGAAAATTATCGGAGGTAATAAAACCCTTGTCACACATCGATGTGACAATGCGTGACACTGTGTGACATTCCACTTCTTGAGAAAAGGCTATTTCTTCGTAATCAATTCCATCTAAACTCCCGCGTGGAGAATTTCTTGACGCATAGTCATAAATTTCCCAATAAACAGCGGTGATGAATGCCCGGTGTTCACCTGAAGCTTTCGCAATCATTCGTAATCTTGTGCTTGAAGGGGTGCCATGGTGGGAGCGGAAATAATGATAGCTCATGCAACCCTCGCTACTGAAAGGATTGATGGTATTTTTAATTGCAGCATAACGCGCTCATTCAAGAGTCGTTTAAATGCCGATTTACCAATAATATTAGGAAGGGTAGATCGGGGGCTGAAAACCGTTAATATGCTGCCGGCGGGAAGTTTTTGGGTTATCAAAAATGATAACCTTGGACATTTTTCCCACCCCCGATGTATAGGCGTGATGCCATAAGGTAAGGTATCGATGAACTCTCGTTCACCACATATTATAGAGTTTTCAGCTCCATTTTTCAACATAATTATTACTTTTTTCAAAGTCAACAGGATAATATTATGATTCTTCATATTGTTACCTTACCGTGTCGTTTTCTTGACGCTGCCTTTCCCATAGAAGCGTATTAAGTATATCCATAGCCGTTTCTCTACTGTAACCCCGTACCATCATCATACGATTAATTACGAGCTTTTTAGCGTACATATGGGCTACCCATCCCTTAGTAGATTTATTGTGATAGCGGAAATTATCCTCTTCATATTTCAAATCTGCTAACCAGTCTTCTTTCATGATCCCTACTCTTATTGCCCATGCTTTACATTTATGAGATATTGGCGCGCGGCCGGGAATGGAAGTCCTTTTCCAAGCATAATGGATTCTAGGGTGAGAACACCTTGAAGCGTGGGAAAGACAGAATAGCTTAGATCGTGGGGGTATTTGCGGTTAAGAATTTCGTCAATTCTTTCCTGGGTAGCCTGTAAAGATTGTATACAGGCGAAGGATGATTGTTCATTCATCGTGTTTCCCTTTGCTTTTCGGAGTTTTTAGGCTCCTCAGATTAATCAAACGGGTATGCGTCAAATTAGCGCATCAATTTCAGTACTGTTTTTTTATAATAAACAATGTATTGCTTATTATAATGGGGAGTGTGGATGGTCATTCAGGCGGTTATATAGCTAATATTACTTTCGCTGTATTTCTACAGGGAGATCCATAATATGACCTAAACTCATCCACACACATCTACCGATTTTTGAGGACATCAGCAGCAGTCCTATTTGGGGGATCGATCCCCACAAATTTCTAAATTTTGCGCTTCAAATTTTTTACAAATCGGCGAGGTTGGGTTTTGGATACATGCCATTTTTTCCTCATGTTCACCATGGAACATGTAAAGCGGCATAACAATAAGCAGCCCTACAAGCCCAACGAACATTGCTATAGCGAATACCTTATCTCCAAAATTCATTATTCCCCCATCGCCATTCCAAGCGCGTGCTTGTAAACATCAAGCATGGTTTCTTGTTCCTCCAACTCGGATTTATCTAATTTGCGTAAGCGTACGATTAAGCGCATAATTTTTGCATCAAATCCGTTGCCCTTCGCTTCTGCATAGACTCCCTTAATATCGGCGGCGATGGTTGATTTTTCACCTTCCAATCGTTCTATGCGTTCGATATAGCTTTTTAGATATTCTTCTGAAACAACTTGTGTCATTTTTAATCCGTTAAGCGTTTTTTACTCAAATAACCGTAGAATTGTCTGGTAAATCAAAAAAATCATTAGGTTGCACTAATCCATTAGTAACAATGAAAATTTTCACCATAATATTGGGTGAAGGAATCCTAAGACGTTTTATATAACGCCTGATAGTGGGCTGACTTACGCCTATATCATTCGCAAACGATTCTACGGTTATTTTTTGTTTTTTAATGTAATCATATAATCTCATGGTTTAACAATACCACTATGGTACACGGTGTCAACAATAAAATACCGTTTTGGTTAATTTACATAAGAGTTCCAAAACGGTATGTTTATTTTATGTTAAAAAACAAAATTAGAGATGTTAGAAAGCAATGCGGCCTTACTATTCAACAACTCGCTGATAAGGCTAAAACGTCGCATGCTCAAATAGTACGTTTAGAAAAGGGGGATCGGCGATTAACTGTCGAATGGATAGATCGCATTGCAACAGCATTGCAATGTGATCCCATGGAATTGATAGTATCAAATAACACTCAACATAATGATTCTATTATTGATCAAAACATATTATCTAATACCATATGCGCGGTAGAGGACTGGATAATTTTAAATGCAATATCTATAACTTCTCATCAAAAATCTAAAGCTATTTGTTCGCTTTATACGCACATTATGAATAATTCTGTCTCCACTCCCTCGGCACAAGAAATAAAATTAGTCATAAACACCATCTTAAGCCAATAAATATACGTACCCTAACTATCATTGCCCTGATGATAATTTATCATCATAAATATTTTTGTACCAAAACGGTATTTTATTGTTGACACCGTGTACCATAGTGGTATGATTACTCTATCATTCGGATTTATTTGATTGATATGATGCTAACAAAAATCAATATGGGGAAAAAATGGGTATAAAACTTTCAACTGACGATCAGGTGCGATTGCTGCAAACTTTCCGGGCAGTTAATGAATTGGTAGAGCATATGGGTAAAGTCGATTTTGATATTGATCTTGTTCAGTATGCAATCGATCTTGCCGGCGTAGGTGATGTCATCAAAGACTCATGTGTACTTTCACTAAAAACTAACCAAGAAATCGAAGAGGAAATCGAAAACGAACGCCAAGAGCGTGATTTTCGGTCGTATCAACACGCAATTTATCATGAAAATAGGATTTAATATGAGCGACAGAGATAAATCAGAGCTTATCAGGCTTTTGACTGAATACCACCAGGCTAGCATGGCCTTGATGAATTTGGTCAAAAAAAGAGCCGCTTCTTAGGAAAACGGCTCTAATAGTAGGGATGCTATCCCATAGTGTGGAAACTCAAAGATAGCATCCTGATTCGTAATGTCAATGAAAAAAGAGCTATTATGCGAATGGTTATACTAGGACTTTTATTTTTAACGGCTGTTGATCAATTAGGTGATCGCTGGTTTGACTATCAAGATAGGCAGGAAGCACAGGCAAACGCTAAAATCCAATTAGCGGGGCAATGATGCGACAATTAAACCTTAGACTTGATGATGAACTGATAAACCGCCTGGTCAATCGTCCTCGGATGAAATGGCAATGGATTTTAAAAATGGCTGCGAAAAACTGGATAACTGAACATGTTAGCGACCGGGCGGCAAAACTTAAGAGGAACGTCGAAAATGACCCCAACTGAAAAAGAGTTTTACAAAGCATTAGGCGAAAGGTTGTACTATTCTAGGATACACTGCGGATTATCTTCACAAGACATGGGGAAAATACTCAATGTATCCCATCAGCAGGTGCAAAAATATACTAAAGGAACAGATCGTATATCATTATACAGGGTTAATTTATGGGCGATTGCCACTAAAACGCATATCGAGGATTTGCTTGGAATTCTTAAAGATGATGAAGATGCTTTTTATTTAAACCCTGTCACTCGAATCGATATGGAATTTGCAAAAACCTTTAAGGATTTGTCCAAGCCGATTGCAACAAAAATTATCAGCCTCATGAGGGAAATAGGGAAGGATAGAAATGCTCAATAAACAGCCTGTAGGAACAGCGCCGGGGATTTATTATGATATGTCCGACGAGGAATATCATGCTGACCCATCCTTAAGCAGCAGCGGAATAAAAAAGCTCTTACCCGCCGAGGAAGGTGACAAACCAAATCCCTTAGAATATTGGGAGGAATCGGTTTTAAACCCAAATCGAGAGCCGCTAGACACGGCCGCATTACGTTATGGACGCGCCTACCATACGCTTGTGCTTCAGCCCCAAATTTTTAGCAATCAATTTATCGTATTACCTCCCGTCAATGATATAAAAATTGATTCTGAGGCATGGGCTGAATTGAGGGATGGTGAAGATGGTAAAGATTTTATCCTTCTTGAATCAAAAACGGCAAAAGTTGTGAAATATGGTGGTAAAAAAATTGTTATTTCACAAAGCGATTATGCCGATATGTGCACAATGCGTGATGTTTTATTCAGATCGCCGCAAATATCAACACTGCTGAATGAAAGCGACAAAGAAGTTGCGATTTTCTGGCGTGATGAAGAAACCGGAATCATGTGCCGGGTGAAGTTTGACTTATTACATCCTCAATTTATCACCGATTTGAAAACTATTGCTTCCAGTACCTCATCGAAACGCAAACTGCGCTATGAGTGCTTGGATAGAAAATACCCGGTTTCTGCTGCTATGTACCTCGAAGGATTAAGAGTGGCGTGCGAAAATGGGTGGATTACTGAAAATAGTCATTCCCAGTTTGCCTTATTGTTTCAGGGTAAAAATAAGCCTCATACCCCACGTTTGGTAGTTATCAATGATAACCACATAATAAAAGGTCATGATTATTTTAGGCTTGGACTGGAAATTTACCAGGAAAATTTAGAAAAATACGGCACTGATCGTTGGTCGGATGACCAATGTCATGCCGAATATTTATTTGATGAAATTTAATTAAGGAACAAAATTATGAAAGAACCCACAGAATTTGGTAATGAAAATAGCGTTGTCGAGCTTGTAACTAAAGCTGAATACGATATTCAAATAGCTACCGCAAAAAAATATCCTCGCTCTGTCAGGCAATTCATACAAAATGCCACTGAGCTTGTGACATTGAATGAAGCCACCTCAGAAGATTGCATCTATGCCCTTCCTAGAGCTGGAAAAACTATTGAAGGCCCAAGTGCGCGATTTGCTGAAATTATATTGCATGCGTGGGGTCATACTCGCGCAGGGGCGCGGATAGTTAATGAAGATGGTAGATTCATTACAGCCCAGGGCGTTTGTCATGATTTGCAAAGCAATACCCTTATTACATACGAAATACGCCGCCGAATCACTAATAAAAGCGGAAAGAGATTTGATGATGATATGATAGGCGTTACCGGGAACGCTGCCGCATCTATTGCTTTACGTAATGCAATCACAAAAGTAATCCCAAAAGCATTGTGGGAACCTGTTTATCAGGAGGCAAGAAAGGTCGTTATGGGAGATTCTAAGACTTTGGCCAATAGAAGGGCATCAGCTCTTGTTCATCTTCAAAAATTTGGTGTCACCGAAGAAATGGTTCTAAAGAAGCTTGAAATAAAGGGAATCGAGGACATTACTTTAGATCATTTAGTTACGCTTAGAGGAATCGCTACAGCATTAAAAGAGGGTGAGCATACAATGGAAAAAATTTTCCTTGATGAAGCTAGTTCCTCTCCTTCAAAAAAACCGAATGATATCAACGATATCTTAAACAAATCCTCTCAAGAATCGTTCGATCCGCAAACCGGCGAAATAATCAGCCCGGCACCGGCAAAGCATAACGATCCATTAAATGCTTCAATCGACGCAGCCATGGCGGAACAACAAAATACGTCCAATAACAGTGACAACACTCACATTGAGACAGTAGACGATTCTGAACAAGCAGAAGAAATTTTCCCCCTCGATCTAATACCAGCCCTCGTTTCCCGTACCGGAGCAGAACTAAAAAGGGATGCAAGTAATATGATCAAACACCTTGAAAAGACACAACAAGAACAGCGTAAAGAGTTGCTAGAAAGACATGATCCCGGTTTGTTAAATTCTCTCAGCAATAAAGGAATGGGGCAGATAAAAAGTAAAATTACAAAATTACTACAAGAATAATCAACATTAACAAAAGGAAATTTTATATGACTCAAGAAACAACCAAAAAACCAACCTCAAAGTTAGAAATCATTACCCCCGAAATCGCCGGGAAATGGCTAGGTAAAAATGAAAACAACCGCCACATAACTAAAAATTCCATTGAAATTTATACTAAAGCTATGTTGCGTGGTGAGTGGATACCCAATACTCAAGCGATAGGTTTTGACGTTGATGGAAATCTTATTGACGGTCAACATAGATTACATGCGGTCCTTGCTTCAGGAATAACGATAGAATCCTTTGTGGTACGAAATTTACCAAAAAATGCCTTCTCTACTATTGATACAGGTAGAAAACGTAGAACATCAGATTTTCTATCTATGTCTGGTCACCTGAATTCAATTAGTATAGCGGCGGGTTTGTGGTGGTTACATGCTTATAAAAAACATGTATTTAAAAATATGGTAACCACACGAAGAGTTTCTAACTCGGAGATCATGGAAATTTTTGAAGAAAATCCATCATTTCCAGAAACAGTAAAATACATAAAGAGTTTATCTTTTAAGCAGCCGTTAATTCCACCATCAGCGGCAATGGCACTTTGTTATATTTTTGCTACAAAATGCCCACATGAATCACGGGAATTTTTTAGAAAATTATATACAGGAAGCAATCTTAGTGAAGATAGCCCTCTCTTGGTGTTAAGAAATCAACAAATTAATTTACGAACCAATAGGATTAATCAAGGAAAAAGGGAACTTGTTATATCGGTCATAAAAGCATGGAATGCGTTTATAAATAATAAGCCAATGACTAGTTTAAAGGTGTTACCAACTGAAGAAGTTCCTCAAATTGAATGGGGTCAATCTGAATTTAAATTAAGCGCATGAGGTCAATCATGAATAAACTAAAAAAGTTAACAGAAATAGACATATTCCTAATATTTTTAATAATTATTATCCTAGTAATGGGCGGTAGTATTATTTATTTAAACTTCTAAAATGCCTAATTTTTTAATAGTAATTGCTGTATTTTTCGGTATTGTCATGAGTATAATTTTTTATAATACCGGAAAAACCAGCGGTCAAAACAAAACCTGTCAACAAGCGTATGCGGAGGATGTGGATAGAAAAATACCTATTTGCCGGATTTGGAAAGACAGGATAGACCGGGAGACTAACGAAAAACTGGGAGTGAAAAATGACAGTCCATGAATAAAAAACAAAGCGTGGGTTGTCACCAAATACCCTGAAAAGGGTAGTAGTCAAGAACGCGATAGGGACTTTAAACTAGCGTGACAGCCCGGAGAGACGGCACTTTATGGCGGCATTCTCTCGTTATTGGGATGATATTTAATATACGCATGGATTGTCCTAAGTTGGATTCTGTGCGTCCCTATAAATTATCGCGTTACAGGAAGGGTAGGAATGCCGCCACCAAACAACAACGCAGCGATGCGGAGAGAGGGGATATATGGAATGCCCATACTGCCTAAATGAACTATGTGACCATGATTATTTTGGTCGCGGAATACCTGGGACAAGAGATTTTAAAAAGATAGGTGACATATATAAATATGCTAATGAAGATTGTTCAATGTTTGACCAACATTTCCATACAAGAAATGGTGATCTTCGTGAAGGATATCCTTGTTAGAGTAAAAACAACCGCAGCGGAGTAAGGTGATTAGTAAAAACATTTACGATTTAAAGCTGCATGAGGAAAACACGCGATTGCGTGCTGCTTTAGAATTTTATGAATATTTGCATGACGATGGTAAAATCGCCCGTGAGGCGTTAAAGGACACAAAATGACCACAAACGACGAAATCACACCGGAATTGGTGCGTACCATGATACAGGCAATGGATGAGGGTGATATATATCGTCAATCCGCCTATAGGGCTATTTTGCAAGCATATCTCAATAAATGCCAACATTTCGACGCTATAGTAAAGGATGGAAGGCGCTTAATTTCAGAAAAAATTACACTGACTCAGGAAAACGCGCGGTTGCGGAATATCGTGGATAAGCAGCGAGAGGCGTTGGAAAATATAAGGCCAATATTACGCCAAATACCAGATTTAACGGAAGCTATGGAATTTCATAAAGTAACTCATTACTGCGCTAATTTACTCGCAATCATCGAAGATGCCCTAGCCCTCACCATCCCCAATAAGGACACCCCATCATGAAAAAAATCATCATCATAGGGTATCTAATTTTAGTCGCTATTTTTATCAGTTATCTCACATGGCACGGCGATTATACGGTTTTATTGGCGTTTTTTAGCGTCTGGATAGCGTGTATTTTTTTAGATAGGAGGAAGGGGAAATGAGTCGATATTATTTCGTGGAGTGTCCTTTAGAGGCTGCACTTGCTGCTAAAAACCATGGGTTTAAATTTGCTGATAAAGACGGCGACGAACTTTTTTTAGTGCAAGAAATGAGTGGACGGCATGTCTTTCAAAAATGGATTAATGATTTTTATGAGGGTAAGCAATATCGTAAGATGGCCGATTATTACGGTAAATATTATATTGCACCTAAAATTTTAAAAACCATAGATGACGATCTGATTGAAACGGGAGATCATAAGTTTCTGTTGGTTGCACCGGAACAATATGTAAAAAAATATCCGTTGACTATGATTACGAAGGAGTGTGCTGATTGGACAATTGAAGAAGATTGCGCTCACATAATACGACGCGGTGATTTTAGCTTTCCAACCATCAAATACGAGGATGTAGCATGAGCGGCGGATGTTATGATTATCCTTTCATAAAAATGGATACTTTTATAGAACAATTTGAAACGAATAATGATAAACGGCGTGAAGCATTTAGAATACTCTGTGGGCTAGTATCCATCGCAATGAGAGAAATTGAGTGGGTTGATTCTTATGACACTGAGCCAGGGGATGAGTATGATGCCATTGATGCTGCTTTAAACTTTAAAGGATGATCATAAATGACGCAAGAACTTATTACCATTGAGGAAATCATTAAGCTGAATAGCGAGCGGACGCAGGGAACTTGGCAATATAAAACAGAAGGTAAGCCTGACTATCAATATATATCTCGCGACGGCATACAACAGCTTGACGATACTATTATTTTCGATGATGGCATATATCCTATTGATCCTAAAGATTTAGAGTTTATCGCAGCAGCCCCACGGATCGCAGCAAAGGCGATTGATCTTGATGAAATTTGTCAAGATCAGCACAAGAGGTTAGGGATCATTACGCGCGATATGAATGGATGGGCTAAAAGCTTTGCAGAAGAAAAAAGAAAGACGACCGAGTTGGATAATATAGTAAATCGACTCCGAAAATCCAACGACGATCTGGTTAAAGAAAATCGAGAGCTACAGAAGCTGGTGTATGATCTGCAACAAACGAATCAAACGCTTTTGAAGAGGTTGGGAGCATGACACAAAATCTACGACCAATAACTCTACCAATAGACCCCGCCAAAGCTCACCTGTATGTGGCTAGGAACGGGGTTGGGGTGAAGGAAATTATATTGTGTTACTCCACCGATAATTATCCATATAGCGTAATATATGATGATCAAAACGACGAGTTTATAACTACACATGGTTCTGTACACTCAATTCCAAGCCATCAATACGACCTCACCCACGAAATCATTCCCGAACCCGAAGCGCAGGGGCTTGATTGGAGTGGTGTTATAAAGACATTACATGATGCAGCGTATAAATTTCATAAAAGAAAAGTAAACGATTGTGGAGATTTGGAGTTTAAGCAAGATGCCCTCGCCATCCTCCAGCAATTCGAGCGCGAATGTATACAAACTACCCCACTTTGTATACATTGCGATGCACAAAAGATACAAACCTCTACCGATTTAACGGGAAACTTAAGTGATGAATACAAAGCCCCCTGCGTAGTAAAAAATCCGAACGACATAAATGGCCTCACGTTGCGCGATTATTTCGCTGTGGCGGCGTTGCAGGGATTGTTAAGCGATCAAATTAATCCAAGTGAAGAATTATTTGGTCATCAAACCGTAGCAAGTAGGTCGGCTGCCGATGCTTATCTATTAGCCGATGCCATGCTCAAAGCGAGAGGGGAGATTAAATAATGGATATATGGTTTGCTATAGGGATCACATTTTGGGTATTTGCAGTTGTTACCGTTTCATTTTGGAATTGCGGTGCTATAAGTTTTCTCAAAGAAAAGGTTGTTGAACTGGAGGTCAGGATAACTATTTTAGAGGTTAAATTGATGGTGCTTGAATTAAAGAAAGATGAATTGCCATTTTAACAGAGAGGATCGGTAAAAATTCTTAAAGTTTTAGATTTATTCAGCGGTATTGGTGGGTTTTCTCTCGGCCTTGAACGTGCCGGCATGAAAACGGTTGCTTTCTGCGAGATTGAGAAGTTTCCACAGGCAGTGCTGCATAAGCATTGGCCTGATGTGCCGATTTATGATGATGTTTGCCAACTGACAGCAGAAAAATTAAGGAGTGATGGAATTGGAACAATTGACGTTATTTGCGGCGGATTCCCATGCCAAGATATTTCCGTTGCAGGAAAAAGAAAAGGTCTTGCAGGGAGAAGAAGTGGATTATGGAAAGAATACGTTAGAATTATTAACGATATTAGACCCCACTACGTTATTGTGGAAAACGTCACAGGTTTGTTATCAGGAGCAAGGGGGGCTTGGTTTGGAGAATTTCTCACGGACCTGGCCCAAATCGGGTATGATGCAGAATGGGAATGTATATCGGCGCAACAGGTTGGAGCTCCACACCAAAGACAGAGGGCTTGGATTATTGCTTACCCCAGTAAGGTCAGACGGAATAATGGCATATTTAATTACATCAAATATGAAATTCCGGCTTACAAAGAATGGAACATATCGCAAAATATCAAATCAGGGAAAGGATGGAAACATTGGCTTATTGAGGTTTGTAAAAATTGTGACTGGTTTGTATCCAAAAGCGACTTTTGTGGAATGGATGATGGGTTATCCAAAGAATTGGACGCTATTGCAACTTTAGGGAATGCCGTCGTGCCGCAAATCCCGGAAATCATCGGACGCGCAATAATGAATAGTTATGAAAATCGAAAATAGCCCAATAGTCAAATACCTATACCTCATATTTTGCAAGTGCGGATGGGGAAAGTATATTATTCCTGACGGTACGGAGGTCAATATAGCTTGCGATATGATCAAGCAAGAGGCTGAGTTAGGGTGCCGTTTCTGCGGCGGTGAAAAGCTTCATATGAGAAATGCTAACGATGGGATGAATGAGGCAATGTAATGACAGTGTTTGACCTGATTAAATGTGGGCGTTTAAAGCTAAATGTCGCCAGAGATATTCTTAAAAAAGAATCATCAAAATATGGTAGTGATTTTGTTGAAATGGTTTGCGATCCTCCTAATGATAATTTTATAAAGGCACTGCGTTCACGAGATTTTTTGGTGCAAATATCTCAAGAAAATGGTGCTATCCGTCTCTCTATAAATCGCACTATTTTAAATCAAAAAGGAACGCGCTGGCAAGATGGCATTAGCTGGGATGAAATTCAGAATATCAAAAATAAAATTGGTTATGCTGAGAGGTGCGCTGTCGAGATTTATCCACCGGAAAATCATAAAGTCGATGTTGCTAATATACGTCATATCTGGGTTTTAGAAAAAGAACCCGATTTTATGTGGAAAAATAATTTGGTTGACAAATAGGTGGTATTTTCGGCTATGGTTGCGATGACACATATGCAACCATAGCCGAAAATACCACCTATTTGTCAACCAAATCTCCCCTTGACTTATAAAACCAACGTGATAGAGTGATCGTGGAGGCATCAGTCCAAAACCTTTGATGCAGTGAAAAGTCAGGGGAAACCCTGGCTTTTTGCATTTTAGGGAATAGAATCAAAACTGCATATTAGCTGTTATGGAACAGATAAGCTAGCTTATATTATTTTCCATACTGGCGATATGCTAATCCGCAAAGCAAATCACAATCAATAGGTTTTTCTTTTTCAAAAAATCCAGCATTTGGATCTAACTCATCCAGATAAACCGGAATTGCCTTTCTTCCTTCCTCTTCTTTTTTATTTAACGCGCGCCCTATCAGACGCTCAAGCTTTGCCATACGATCAAATTGCTCTGGAAAATCTATGCGTATTTTATTCCAATAACCCATTCCTCCCTTAACACAACCTATGCAATTATTATGACCATACGGAGTACCAGACTTTTGCTGTCTATACATGAAAGGAAGTTCGATTCCAGCATCTTGCAATATCGCCTTACAATTCTCGCTGGTGAGCATTCCTTCTAGGAGGGGCAATTCCAAATCGATTGATGGATTTTGTTGCCTAAATCGCTCAATACGGTTATTTTCATCATATGTATATCCAAAAATCTGTATATCATCTGATCGCTGGAAATTCTTACGTATTTCTTTTTTTAATAAATTTGTACATGGAGCGCCATTTATTCCGGTAAGAAATTTTTTTCTTTCAAAAACCTCCCATATATTATTGTAATCAGGAGATTTTAATATGATTATTTCGTGATTGAACCATTTTTTACAATCACTTAAGAAGCGCATATTATCAGGGTGTTCGCTGCCAGTATCACAATAAGCAACAATTATTTCATGATCGTGTTTATATTTTTGAATCGCCATTTTCGCTGCTACGGCTGATGTTGCACCACAAGAAAACCAACATATAACTCTTTGATTATCGAAACTCACGCTAACTCCCTCCCCTTCTCAGTTATTGCCTAAATCACTTCTTGCCTAATAACAATTAGGTCATCTTTTTTGGTTCTGGTAGTTTTTATCATACTCCCTTCTATGTACGTTGCCTTCAGATTATTCTTTAATTCTTTAGGAATATTGTAATAAAACCGAGAGAATGAAAAACCCAACTCATCATGTTTTTCCGAAATAAAAAATTGGTTATCGCGCAAATATTTATTTCCTTTGCGATAAAAGATACGATTTCCGCCTCCGCTGCGAGTAACTATGACTAAATATGAAAAATCACTGCGTATCCAGATACTATCGGGAACGGGTATTGAATCAAAATCAATACCAAGTGCCTGTATCAATTTCAGTGAAAAATCATCAAATCCGGCATTTCTGTTATAAGCCATTGGGTCTAAAGTACTCATGTTAGCTCCCTCCCCTGCAACTCCTTTTCAGCCCACCGCACACTCTCGGCAAGAACCTCGCATTCGGATTTAGCCTGATGATTCATTCCGCCACCGATAGTCTCTAAAACTATTGCAGCTTTTTGAAGGGCTATGAGGCGTAATTTATATAAGCTTTTGTCAACCTGTTCTTCTAAGTTCATTGTTTCATTCTCCACCATTCAAGAAATTTTTCTGCAAAATTATCATTCTTATCAAAAAGAATGTCCTCCCCGTTTCCTATGCCAATAAGTACCTGATTATTATCAATATTATGATGAACATAGCGAATATGAGATCGAACAAGACAAGTAATTATGGTAACTTCAAAACGGGTTTTTACTTCAAAAACGAAATGCTCGTAGGTGGTTTTCATGGTTTCGTCATCCTATCCAGCCAAAGAACCACCATACTAGTTGTTCCAGCAAGAATGTAATATAAAGCACCACCGCCATGTACAATATTATAAATATCCCAACCGATGAAACCTCCGTTGAATATGTAAGATAAAAATATCCCTAACTCAATTCTCACTCTCATACTGCCAACTCCAATTGCCTATTATTATTCTGCGTCACGGCCTGCCTGATTTTACCACATTCAGCCCGGTAAGCACTAAAATCCCCCTCCCCGCCCGTCATCATGATATTATTTAAATGACGGCAATTTTTGCAGAAAACCTGCAAAATACCGTATGATTCTGCTTTTGGTAGTGGAAATTCACACGCATTCACCGCACCACGTGATACATCATAAAGTTTGTTCTGGCATGGTATGTCGGGAAATGACGGCTCACCATCAAGAGGTTTGAATTTTATGCTATATGATGTCATTCGTTGCCCTAACCGTACTGCCCTGCCTATTATCCAGATGCTGTTCTTCAAATTTTTTGTATTGTTCTGGATAGTAAAGCTCTATATAAGTGAGAATTGCATCATCCCCATTAGGAACAATCCGTATACAATAAAGGACTTTTTCTATTAGGCCGTCGAGTTCTTTCATGCCGCTACCTCCAAAACCTTTAGTTGCCGTGCCAATGATTGTACTTCGGAAGTGACATAATCCATATTACGGTATACGTCTCTAAATCCTTCCGACATTTCTGGATGCTTAGGAAAATCAGGCATAGTTTTAAATAATGCATTTATTGCCGGCATATAATCGAACAGATGGGCTGTATCAAAACCTAACCACCAAACATTATCATTACTTGGATCAATATGACAGATACCACGACTTTCATCGCCGCTAAGACATGGCTCAGCAAATGTTATTCCGCCATGGACACTTATTTCACAATCATCTCCATCTTTTCCGAAACACGGATGACTTTCTGAAACACCAACATAGCCACATAAGCTACCAGTATGTGGAGTGCGCACTATCAAGCATGGATATCCTGTTTCTTCATCGCGCCATTGCCGTTTGTCAGGCTCATTTTGCCATTCACCTTCGCCCCAGGTTGATTTGTCTATTGTTGTGTATTCTAGTGTTTGCATCGAATTAGCCGAAATGGGGTTATCTATAGCGTGCTTGATAATTTCTTTTGCCGCACCGATAACATCCTTGCCATTACCGGTTATTGTGATTGTTCTTTCCATTATTCCTCTCCTCACCAGCATTGATAAACATTATTCGCATTAACCACCTGCTCTTTTCGCATGCGCTCAATGATCTTTAATGCCCTGTTATAGCCTTTTGAAACGATGGATAGGGCTTCTGTGTAGAGGGTATCGTCGTTAGTGAGTGTGGTCATTGATTTTTTTCCAATTTCAATAATAATCCATCAAATCTACTACTAAGATGGGATTGATAAATTGCAATATCTTGCAGTCTGTCGCGTATGATTTGATCGGCCTCTTGAATAAGTATCATGTATTTAAATACATATTTGAGATCTGCTAGTATTTCTTCTCTGGTCATTATTTGTATTCCTTCTCAATCAAATCCATAATTTGCCGTATAATTCCTATCCCAGTATCAAGCTTTCTTTGAGCGATTTTTCTATGTAGCTCCTTACTTAATTTAAGAGGAACATGCACTATATCCCCTTCTAAACTTCTAATATCAATAGGTTTTTTATTGCTACTAGGGCGACCCGCTTGTGTTCCTTTCATGATTTACCAATGATTTAGTTTAAAGATTAAATAACAATATAATTATTCAATTAAATAATCAATAGATTCTTTCATTATTTGATTTATTTCTTGCGCTGCTTCACCTTGCGGATTTTCATCAAATACACTATTACCTATAGCTGCCGACGATGGATAAATAACACGCTGGTGGGTTCGACCATTGAGAATGGGAAGTTCGTAACCACGTAATACATCCACCACATCATTACCTATCTTAGTTCCCTTAATGGCGCGGCTAATAACAAATGCCGCTTTTAACTGTCCGTTTGTTATAGATATTCGATCCTGTACAAGTTTTACCAGGGCTTCGGTACCCCATATATCATATGCCGAAGGAGTTACCGGTATTAATACGAGATTCGCAGCTTTCATTGCACTAATAGATAGACTATCGGCTTGTGGGGCACCATCGATAATAACGATATCTCTTTTTCTGATATCCTTTATAACCTTTTCAATAATGGGCTTATTTACCGGATGAACATCGATAGGATGATCCTCTTTTGCACTCCACCAATCATAGGAGCTACCTTGTGGATCAGAATCAATCAATAAAACATCCTTTTTTGAACGATGAAACGCAGAGGCAAGATTAGTAGATATTGTAGTCTTTCCAGAACCACCCTTTTGATTTAATACAGCTATAACATACATTATTTAATTATTCCGTTATTTAATTATAAAATGTTTTGACAAAATGATTTTATGATTTATAAACATAATAATTATAAATGCAAGAGGAAAATATGGTCACCACATTCGTAATGGGAGATACTCACCTAGGGCAAGAAAGTATCCTAACATTCAAACGCAAAGATGGTTCGCCATTGCGGGAATTCAGCAGTATTGAGGAGCATGACGAATATATCATCGAGCAATGGAACAAGACCGTGCGCCCACAAGATAAAGTTTATCACTGTGGGGATGTAACCATGCACAGACGATTCTTACCTCTGTGCACACGTCTAAATGGCCATAAACGGCTTGTAATGGGAAATCACGATGAGCATGGGGTAAAGGAGTATTTAAAGTATTTTGAAGAGCTTTATGGAAGTCGGGTGCTTGATGGGATTATCATAACTCATATCCCAATACATACCGATTGCGTAGCGCGTTTCAAGGTTAATGTACATGGTCATCTTCATGCCAATGTGATTGACGACCCACGTTATATCAATGTGAGTTGTGAGCAGGTAGGATATACGCCGGTGAGCTTAGAGGAAATAAGGGCGAGATTGTGAAAGAAATAGGGGACAGACAAGAAACTATCGAACTGGACAAAATAACGAAAATGTCAGATGAGAAATTAATATTAATGCTGCCTCTGATAATCGAAGCTTACTTAGAAAAATGCGAGCAATGAAAGAAATTGACGGACTAACCGGCCTCCGAGGCTATGCTGCATTATGGATAATGTTGTTTCATTCATTAACCATCATCACACCATTTTACGGCACCGCAAAGAAATACCCATTCACGGGCATTATTGGCGTAGACATGTTTTTCGTACTGTCGGGATTTTTGCTATTTATACCGTTTGCAGATGCCCTAATAGCAGAAATACCTATACCTGATACTAGTATCATGTATTATTTTAAAAAACGCTTCTTGCGCATATTTCCGGCCTATTACGCGCAAATAGCAATTCTTGCAGGGCTTTCATTAGCGGGGGTTTATGAAGTGCAACCGCCCTCTGTATGGATAGCTCATATTTTCATGGTGCATAATTTTTATTCTGGATGGGCTAAAGCAATAAATGGGGTGTGGTGGACACTTGCACCGGAGTTTGATTTTTATTTGGTGCTGCCGTTACTGTTCTTGTTAATAAGAAAAAAAGGAATGGATTGGTTCATACTATCAGCCATACAGCTATCAATAGTTTATAAATTAATCATATTTCCTCATATAACAAACATGGATGATGGGTATAAACAATATATGTTAGGCCAATTACCAGGCAGGATTGATCTTTTCGCAATTGGGATGACCGCAGCTTTTATTTATCGCAAATATTACGATCAACTGCGGAATTTTCCTAATGCAGAAAAGATTATGGTTTTGGCGGGGATTATTGGAATTGGTGGATTTTACTTGGTGATGACATCATTAGGGCGTGGAGTATATTACGGCGGTCACTGGAGTCTTTACATAGCAGAAACGATTTATGGGTTAATCGCAGCTATTTTGATATTGGGGATTACTTTGAATGGTGGAATCGGAAAGGCGATATTTTCTAATAGGGTGATGGTTTATTTCGGCACGGTGAGCTATAGCATTTATCTATGGCATGTGCCTATTTTGCGCATGATCTTTGAAAATAAATCAGTTGTGGCGGCATTGAATGGAGGCTTGAAAGCGGGGATTATAGTGATGTACGTGGGGATCGTATTTGCGGTATCGCATTTATCCTACAGATGGATTGAAAAGCCGTTTATACGTCTAAGCCATGTAAAGAGCAGCCTCAGCCGCCCTGCGATGAACTAAACCGGCAACCTTCCTACCACCGGACCAAACATACCGCATAAACTCCATTTTAACGTCATCATCACCGCGATTTATGCGGCTGCGAAGGGTGGACCGCTGTAAGATTCCGGCACCGAGATTGTAGGTAAATGACAATAAGGCCGCATGTTGATTTTCGTTCAGTTGTCGCTTGATTAGTCTTGCTACTGCTGCCGCTGCTACTTGCATATCGGATGCAAGCAAGCTCTCGGCCTCTTGCTGCGTGATCACGGTGAACTCTTCACTGGGCTTTATCAGGTGACCTATACCGATTGTGAGAAGTCCTGCACTGTCTTTATATGGGCGCAACAGGCATCCCTCGGCATCACGGATAAAATCTATCGCGATTTGGGGAATTTTGATCATTTTGGATATTTTTTCAAAAATAGTTATTTTATCTATTGACTGTGGTTAAAATAACCACTATACTAACCTCATAAGCAACGACGAACGGGGCTAAATAATAAGGAGATAAAAAATGTCAAGTTTAGTAACGCAAAAAGATTTAGATGTATGGAATGATTTATTTGGTTATTATATTGATGTAAAAGAGAATGAAAACCGGGCTATGCGCCGTGCAGAAAATGAAGAAAATCCACCAAAGAAAAGTCCTGATAACATTTTGTATGATATGCAATAATAAGGAGATTATACAAATGCGCGATATTTTTATAAGTACAAAAGCGTCTGGTAATGATTTGATCGTTAATAAATCATTTTCCATCAATCATAAAGTAGGATGTTCGAGAAATACTTACCTTATTTACTATAAAATAGTCAACATACCAGACGATGTTTCTGATGATAATGTTATTTTGAGTTTCAAAAAATGCCCCATTAATCCTTGTCTTGATGAACCAAACAGTTTTATTTATGAATATGAGGCAATTGATCAAGGATCAAAAACGGGAAAAATTGCGCGTCCATTTACAGCCTAACAACAACCCCCAACAAGGATAAAACAATGAAAACATCATTTTTTGACGGTAACGTATTTGTATTAGAAAATTTTTCTGCTAATTTTGATAAGCCATTAGGTCATTACATGCAATCTTGGGTTCCACCAAGCAGCGGAAATCTTAATGCGCATGCCCCTTCTGTTGATTTTTATAAATGCGTAAGGCTATCCGATGGAAAGGAATTTGAAGGCACCAGAGATGAATGTGATGTATTTTTCAGTAAAGATTTTAATAAAGATGCGGCATGACCCCCGAAGAACTCCGCACCATATGTGAACAAAACGGCGGTCAAGCTGCCGTTGCAAGATTAATCCCATGCACAAAAGGCCACATGAGTAAAATGTGTTGTGGGATTTTTCCGATTCCAGATAAAACCGCTAACCATATTCGGCTGGTGATTAAATCACTTCAGAAATGATCATTTTGAACGCCCTTTATTCACCTCACGCTGTCCAAAATAAAATGCGATAACAGCCGCAAATATCGCTTTATCGTCATCCGTCCACATGATATCCAGATACTCAAATGATGGGGCATGATCACCGATTAGGCTGTACTGAATGTATTTCACGGCAGCGTACAGAAAAAAGAATGCAAAGGCTAATACAGGCCGCACCGTTCCATTAAGCGCATCCACCCATGATATACCAGTTTTATAGGTATTATATAGGGCGGTCATTTGACTAGCGTAGGCCGTCGCACCAACTTCCTCAGCTTGAACGTCTGCATTGTCTTTGGCAGCTTGCATCTGCAATTGCAAAATAGCCAATTCATGCGATTTGTCGGATTTATCTTGCCACAACTTAAGCAAAGCAGAGGCAAACGGGGCAAAAAATCCACCAAGGGAAGCGAGGAGCGTGATCATTTTTTTCTCATTTCTACATGATTTTTATCAATGGCGATACTTACACCGGCCCATGCAACGCCTAGGCCAGCAGTTAAAATAACCAGAATTATAGTAGCAATAACTTTGTTTTGAATGAGTTCACAAATTTCACGGGAGCGTCTAAGATGTTGAATATCTTTTTGTATAGCGATAGGATTTTCCATATCAAATCCAAGCTTCAGTAGTGTTGATTCTACGGCTATATCAACAATATAGTTAATATCGTGCTCTCCCATAGACTACCTCTATAATGTCAGTTCACTAACAGTTCCTATCGTATTTGATGAACCTACGCCACTGGTCGAGCTATTGACCCGGTATGTTTTGTTTTTCGGACAAATAAAAGAAAAACTATCTTGGCGGTTTGTCACAAGTCCGCTACAACTCCTAACATCTACGGTTGCACCATCAATCAATAATGTGAGGGTGGCACTGCCTAAAGCAGCACTAGCTTGGGTAAATGAAAAAATCACAAACGTGTCGTTAATCACGCTTGGCGTATAGGTCGTGTCGAATGCCGGCGTTGATCTTGCACTATAGGAACGCTCGCTATTTAATAACCATCCATCCGGGGCTTTTCCAATTGCACTTACCTCTTTGAATACCAATGCTGATACATCACTACTATCGATGCAGCACCATACTTTATTGCCATTTTTAACCCAAAAAATAGTATTAGCTACGTAATCTATTCCAGGTGTCAGTTGTCCGGTTTCATCCGATACCGGATCGCGGGTACATATTAACCAATAAAAAGTGGGGTCAGATTGTAAAGTATAATCACTCATATTAAATCCCTTAATTTGCTTTAAAGAAAACTATACTATAGGTTGATGTATCAGCACCGCTACTTGATGTAATCGTGAATGAACCGGAAGTAGTTGTAACGGTGACGGTACCTAACGTACCAGAAGCAGTGGTGCGTACTGGAAAACCTCTCCATGTTGAATCAAGAAGGCTATTATTGATTGTTGCGGTGCCGCTTGATAGAACAACGCCCGTGACCATAGAGGCATTCGCGGTACTAGCCGAAACGGCGGCGGATTTAAGTTGAAGGCCTTTGGTAGCGGTTGCTACTATTAGATTTCCTGCGGAAACCGATAAATCACCAGCACCTACGGTCACATTGCCGTTTGAACGCGCTACTGAAAGGCCGCTCGTAAATGTGATAGCAGTACCGGCCGAGCCAGAAGCAGCATATTTTAAATCAATTGACGTACCATTGAGTTCGATAACGGTAGCTGGATTTGCCGTGTTGTATTTATAGGATCCAGCCGTAGTATCCCAATCGGTGTTGTAACCGTAATAGGTCGTATCGCCAGATGCGATACCGATTGAGGCACCTTTATACATCCTTAGATACGTGCCAGAACCTAAATTAGTGCCAAAATCAAGAAGTGGAGTAGTGCCGCTTAAGGCACCCCCGCCATTATCGACAAGGATAGTATTGATAGCAAATTGATTCGTTGAAGAATTAAACCTAAAAGTCGTGTTATTTTTCGGCTGTAAGGATTGTGTGCCGCTCGCCGTAATGAACAGAGGAAAACATGTGGTATCCGTCGCTTCATTGACTGAGGCTATTGTTTGAGGTACTATATCGCCTGTGCCATCGAAAGAAGCACCGCCAATAAGACGAGCATTTTGAAGTGCGGTAGCTGTAGACGCATTACCCGTAAGGGCTGCCGTAATCGTTCCCGCAGTAAAATTTCCACTTGCATCGCGGGTAACTATTGCTGACGCAGTGTTTGCGCTCGCTGCTGTGGTGTTGCCATTGGGTAAAACTCCTGTAACTCCATTAGTCAAATCAATTTGCGCCCAGGCAGGATTATTAGTCGTACCGGTATTGGATAAATACCGCGTAGCTGTTGTATTTTTCGCTAAATGATTCCATACTCCCGTTGCGGAAATGTAGGGTATATCACCTTGCGCCCAGGCGGATGAATCTAATCCTATTCCACCTCTCACTGGTGCCAATGTTCCTGTCCATCCCAATGTTAAACTAGCAGCATTAAGTAACGCCGTGGAAGGAGAACCGCCAAGAGTCAATGTTACATTCGTATCATCAGTTTTTGTGAGTGCAGAACCAGGAACATCAGCAGCGGTAATGGTATCCCAGGCCGGGGCAGCCGATACAGAACCATTTCCCGTTTGTCGAAGGAATTTCCTAGTAGTTGTGGTATTTCCTGCTAATTTGGATAACGTATTTGCTGAAGAAGAATAAAGAGTATCACCAAGCGCATAGGTGCTTTGATTTGTTCCACCATATATTTCTGCTATTACACTTCCATTCCAAGTACCAGTACCAATAATACCAACTGTTGTAAGTGATGAGGTTACAACATTCGATGCTAGGGTAGTTCCACTTAATGAGCCAGCCGGCGCACTTCCCGATAATGTCGCTGTAATCGTTCCTGCGGCAAAATTTCCACTTGCATCGCGGGTAACTATTGCTGAGGCTGTATTGATACTCACTGCCGTCGTATTACTATTGGGTAAAACGCCTGTCACGGCATTAGAACTGGCAAGATTGACCGCCCCAAAAGCAATAGTGGTTCCAGAACGACGCATCACCTGAAAATCACTCGCCGCAGTGATATCAGCAACGTTTCCGGTGGTATTTGCCGAACGTCCAATAATCGACAATCCAGCGGATTGCCTAATCATGGCATCCGTGACTTTGTTGGCACCAATAGCGGTAATACCCGTAGATCCTATAGTAATATCACCAGTCACGGGATTTGTTACCCATGCCGTACCGGATGCGATAAGCAAATTTCCTGCGGTCGCCGTAGTATCACCAAGCGCAACTGTGTTAATTTTTGAAACAATTGGATTTGGATAAAACCCTGAAAGATCCCCGCCAGCGGCACCGATTACATCAGCCGCTAGTTGACTCAATACATTTTTAATCAAACTTGTGGCATTGCACGTCGCTATATCTGTGTCGATAGTCATTATAAGACTCCGTAGACCGCTTTCATCTGTGCGTTAATATTGGTGATTTCTGTGTTTGTGAGGATGCGTGACCATATAGCCAAATCTCCGAACGACCCACGCATTGGTGAGCCTTCGGCAAAATTTCCTACTGAACTAACTGAAGCACCCCCAGATTGCACCTCCGATTGAGTAAGTGAGCCAATTTGTACACCATTGCCATATAATAAAGAGGCTCCAGACGCTTTCTTTATCCACATGATTATACTGACACCCGACGCAAGCGTTGTGAGAGTGCCGGTAATCGTGGTATTTGCAACGCCATGTAATGAAAATCCTTCAACGCCGTTTGTCGATGGATTGTAGGAAAGTGCCAAGGTGTTTGAAGCATTTTCCCACGAAAAGATAGACCTGGTCACATTGTCAGTTGTAGAGGCTTTTATGACCGCCAACATGGTCATATCCCCACTCGTCATGATGGTTGAAATATTTGGCGTTCCTAAACTAAAATCTCGGTCGGTATTGGCACTTCCAAAATCAAAACCATCAATTGCATTGAGTGCCGCAGTTGTTAATAGGATATTGCCAGTACCTACTTTAGACCCACTGATTGCGTTGCTGCCAAAATCATGTATTGCCGTCACATTGCTCGGCGTGCCAGTATAGGCTCCGGCGTATCGGGTGCTATACCATGTATTCGGAGCGGAAGTGGTAAGCGGATCGATGACTGCATAACCGGTATTAATTGAGGTGCAATACATTTTCGTTCCGTCTGATTCAAACGTTAAGATACTCACACCATTAACTAATGTTGGATAAGCACCTGTATTGAATACATATATTCCATTTCCTTCAAAAGTTAATTGTGCATTGCTTGAAGAAGTAATCGTCAAATCATATTTTCCGCCGGCCGCCATATTGGTAGGTACTTCTAGTACGGCATTGGCCGTAATCGTCAATACCGCCGACCGGGCTACATTCACATCCCATGCAATCCTATGATTGACATCGACAGTCAAAGTAACGGTATTAAAAACTTCATTCACCACAAAATTATTCATTACTCCGGTGCCGGAGGCCGTACTAATTTCTTGCCCTGAAGGAAGTTGACTTATTGGTATGAATTCGTCTGCCATTCTTTAACCCGTTACTATGATTTTTCCGTTTACATCTAAGAGAATAATGCCGCTGTCTGTGGTGATTGCCTTAGTAGGCGGGGGCAACACTATTGGAAATAATAAAAGTTTGCGTCGTCTGCGTGACATGATGATTAACTCGCATTCGCAACAATGATCACGGTTGCATTGGTTGACCCGGCCGCACATTTAGGCCGTACAAATTGGGGGGCTTCAGTAATTAAATTGAGTCCTGCCGTTGTAAATGATAGAGGATTACCGAAATTATCCGTGAGCGTAGCCCATACGGCACTACCAGGACTCAGTAATACGTTGGGGTCATTACTTCCCTCTATGGTAATGGCCGCGCCAATGGTGCCAAATACTTGTACTGTTTTGTCAGCCAAGCTTGAATAGGTCATAGGCTGCCCGGTATCTCCACCGGTTAGACCTGACCAGTTTACAATACTAAGACCGGCTTGAGTGCCAGTAGTGCCTTGAATTGTGTAAGAAACTATTCCCATAATATTTCCTTTTAAAATTAACTTAAATTACCCGCCGCAATCCAAACGGTAGGGGTTATTTTTTGAATACGTGCATGTCCATTTTGTACTGCGATAGTAAGTGCACCACCTACAGAGAGGAGTGTGTCGCTATTAATCGCTAATGTAAGATGACCGGTGCCAAGCACATACACATCGATAAAACTACCATTAGGAAATGGAACGGCTGCATTGGATGGGATGGTATAAGTTTGTGAGGCTGAATTATTTGCGGTTACTGGCGAATAATTATCTGATAGGGCAAACGTATACGAGGTGCCCGTTTGTGCATTTACGTGAGCCGGTATACCTGCACCGGGAGGGCCTTGCTCACCGACTGTGATAACCTGAATTTGATCGATAGTTGAAGTTTCTGTCATACCTGAACACTCACACATCCCTGGAGGAATCTATTGATATAGCCGCCAGGTGAAATTATCTCGAAATTGTAAAATCCGCACTGAACCGGCAAATCATCCGTTGCACTGCCAGCAAGAAAGGCGGTGGCAACAGATAAAATACTATCTTGATAGGAAAAGTTGATGCTGTGATTATCCGTTGTCAGTGAAACAAACGGTGTGGGATAATCCGCTTGCGTGTACATATTGAGTGTTGCCGCCGCGCCGGTGAGGTCGGTTAAATTTCCTGTCTCATCCGAAAATATCCAACTCTCAGAAAAATCCACCCCTTTATAGATGATCAAATCAAATTGCGCTGGTAGAATTGACATAGATCACCTCATGAGGCCGGAAGTGCGACACGTAATTCATTAATCTGTTGCCTGGTAGTGGCTAACCATCCATTATCGATACCTAAAATCGCCTCATCGCGGCGGCGGTCGGTAATAGTGTTTTCAATGGCTGCTATTTGTCTTAGGACAGAACGCTTTTCGGAGGAGAGCGAACAAGCCACTCCTATCGGTTTTCCATTGCTATCGGAGGAAATAGAGCCGCCTTCTGATTGAATACCGAATACATACTCATAAAGGTCATCACTTATTTCTACCGCATCCTCCGGCATCGTGCCATGGATGGTATCATCATAAAATCCACCGGTTGTTTTAGAGTAAAATCTTGTCATTTTTAATAACCTATCGCTAAAAGATTGACACCATAACCGCCACCGCCCGTACTGCTAAATCTCACGATACACGTGGATGTAGTGACGGAAGTAGAACTTACTGTCACATTGGCCGGAGGAGCAACAGGCGAACCGGTGCCAGGAACCGCACCATAAGAAGCGCATGACCATAAATTAGCGTTTGGAAAAGTAAGTGGAAGCGTCACAGTAGTTGGGTCGGTAATGGATACTAAATGTACCCACTGAATAATTAATCCGCTCGGAAGTTGTGCATAACCATTATTGGATGCAATCGTGAAACTATCAGTTGCCCAGTTTGCTGAAGGTGGGGTGGAAGTATTGCTATTAGTGATAGATGTATAAACCACACCACTTTTGATAACTCTATCCCCTTTGCTGTAAGAAAATGGACTACCATTATTCATTGAGGTGGTGATAAAGTCTGGCGTTCCATGTTGCTGATACTTTTGCAATGCCGAAGTAACATCATAGAAAAGCTGATTTGTTTGAGCACGGCTAATATCTAGGGCACCTGGGATTGTTTCGTCTAACTCGTAGTCAGGCCCCCATCCTTGCCCGTAAGACACCGAACCATCAATTTGAATTGCATCCGGCACAACGGTTAAATCGCCCGCAGCCCCAAATATTGTATCAAAATAACCACTGTTAGGCATAGTCTACGCTCCGAAATTACCATTGTTAAAATTCTTGCGGAAAGGGCCGAATCCCCAGATACGTCGAGTCAAATCAATATAAGTGGTTCCTACCCCGGCCGGACGCGGCAGGATGTCGAAATTATCAAATAAAAATGTAAGCTCACGCGACAACGGGAAATTAAATACATAGCGTTGTTCCATGTTGCCTTTATCCTGCAACCAGCAACTACCCATCCCACCAAAGACATATTTCAGCATGCGGTTTGTTTCTGGAACCGTGCCGCTGCTCGTGAGTTGGAAATAACGCAATTGCAGATAAATCCGCGCCATTTCTGTTGGCATCTGCCGGATAATGCCGTTTGGATTGGCAAAATTATAATGAGCGAAATTACCGCGCTTTGATCCAAATCCCCACGATGTCCTATTGGATGGCCTGGACACCATGTTAATAGGCGCACCCAAAATGATCGACCAAACCGAAAGACCAAAATCGTTTGCAGTTCTCAGGTCAAAAACATTGGTTATCCAGTTTTCCCAAAATTCGGTTTGGTTTGTTGTGTACCAGGCCGCTTTTTGAGTAAGCAGTGATTGTAAATTGGCCGCGTCATTATATTCCCATAGGATTGCCTTTAGCAGATTAACGCTAAAATCAAACTCTTGTACGGTGTCACTCATTAGGCAATTACCACGGTAATGTAACTATTTTGTGTGTGGGCAATCTGATTCGGTGCAATCACTATCGGTGTATTGCTGTAATCAATCGGACTTAGGAGGCTGATTTCAACATTGCTGATATAGTAAGATGGGTATTCGGCAGCAATCCCACCCATAATCTCAAAAGGTGATACATCCGCCCCGACCACAAATCCTGCCAGTCCGGCGATTACTCCATTCGCATAATCTAAAATCGCCTGGGTAATATTGGCGGAATTACCATTACTGGTCGTCACTCTCACCAAAATTCCTATTACTTCGGGCCGGTCAAACAATACGACATACGGTTGACCACTTGCCGGTTCTATGAGTGTAACACTCGTATTTCCATTCCAATTACAGCCGGAGCTTTTATTTTCAAGCAATGCTGCGGCCACATCCGTATCGGTTCCACCATCCACGCAGGCATAGATCGAATGACCTACCATGCTTATGCCCTGGATGGTTTGCGTGGTAGAGGCGATATTTTCCAGAAATGAAAGACTGCGCACGCCATCCGTTGCATAAAGTGCGGAAGTAATCGCAACCGGCAACGCCACACCTTGAAACGCCAGCGTATTGTTGCGTAATACCCGCGTTTGTTGGTCGCTTTGCGTGGTGGTGCCCAGGATACCTGCGCTTGGATTGGTAACGGTTTCCCATCCTAAAACATTGGTGACTATGGTAGTCAGTTCGTTAATGGGGCATGGTACGGGCCCAAATTCTACCGACGAAAAATTCGCTGTGATCGTGCCGCCAATGCCAATAGTCACCGTGCTATCGACTGCAAATAAATCTCCGGCCACCGTAGAGGCTTGGCTTCCTTGTGGAATCACGGCACCGGCAACGCCTGTTATGCTAACACCAGTTACCGCCGTTTTTGTCGCTGGTGTGCGCTGCATCCCGGTGAGAGACATGATTGCATCAAGAAACACCCCACCTGCGATATTTGGATTGATTTGATTTGCGAGTGCTGCGTTATTATTGACTTCTTCATCACGTGAGATTGCTTCAGCGGTGATCAACACGCCTTGCGGGGTATCGGGTGTTACCACTAAATCCGCACCGAAAACTGTTTTATATTCGGTTTGTACTTCGCTCAGGATCGACGATGTATCGGGCACTATCACGCCAGTGCTATCGATATATTGATAGGGGCTATCAACCATTGATTAATCGCTTATTTGTGTTATGCCAAATTGTGTGGTGATTTCTGCGGTGTAATGCAGGATATTGTCGCTTACAGTGATCGTGATATTGCTTACTTGCGTAACCCCTTCGACATTTTGAAAGGTATTACGCAAGTACGATTGCCACAGAGCAAGATTAGGAACGCCTATCCAAACCGCTTGGAAATTCGGAAGCCCTAGGCCAGTTGCATAAATCATTTCGCCAAGCTGCGCACGAGCCGCAGTTTTACAGGCTGCCATGACTGCGCTATTGGTAGTTAACACCAATAGGTTACCGTTTGCTGCAAGAAATATATCGTTGTCAGCATTCGTTGCAAAAGTTTGAACCATGGATTACCTATGGGGTTGGTGGCTCGGTCGAATCCGTGCCCGTTTGTACGCCACCATGAATATGTTCTGTGAGGCTTATGGTTTGTGCCACTACATCCCCATCCACTGTCACGTCACCCGTGCAATGTACGGTAGGTGTATCAAGTACAATTTCCGGTGCGGTGATTTTTACTTTATTGGCCCATATGGCGATACGGACTGTTCCATCAAGCGTTTGTAACACTGCGTTTGCGCTATCTTCTGCATTGATGGTAACCCCCCTGAACATAGTATCAGGTATCAGCACGGCATCAGAAAATGTATGTTTCCGAGCGGTATTAGGTGGCGATTCCACAAGCGATTGCAAAAATAACGAGATATCCCGGTCGTTGGCCTTAATCCATCCCAAATCGCCAGGATTTACTGGAAAACTTAAAACAAAATTACCAGCCCCAAATTGAGCAACAGGAATCGACGCAATTTGCGCTCGTGCTATTAGCTCATTGGCAGTATTGACCATCTTAATAAGCGGTTGCACACTGGCTCGGTTAGTTTCTCTATCATAGGCCACCACGCGAGCGGGGAGCATATCATCAGTATTTTGTAAATGTTTGGTGAGTGCTAATGCTATCACTCCCTTCAAACTATCGTCATCCGCAGTATTTCTTGATGGTGTTGTAGCTTGAACCATTAGGAAACCGTACCATATGCGTATTGCGGAGCGCGGCAAAGTAGATTTTGCCAAAATGGCTGCTCTCTGTTTGCCACGTCATAAACTATTTTTTCTACGTAATAATCACCATTGGCCGCAGGATTTTCCATGCTTTCAATGCGAACTAATCCGCCTAGATTGATGGTATTATCCATCATTAGGCTCACCGCCACGCCGTAATCAGTAATTTGCGGAATACCTATCATTCCTGTCGATGAATTAATCACTCGCGCCGCACCGGGCAGTGGTGTTTTTGCATCAAGTAAGTATAGATTGCCATTATCAGGATAGGCAACGATCCCGCCTACATTATTAAGCTGCTGCAATTGCGCATTGACAGAGCCGCTATGCGATACATTACCGACGATTTTATCAGTAGCATGGTTGATCAACACTAAACCTAAATCATCAGCTATCGATTGCGCTATCTGTGATAACAACGCATTCGGCGGATAGGTCTTGCTCGTTGTTTGTGTTGCCTGATAAACGCCTGTATAAGATTCTAAAATGATTCCAATATCCGGCGGCTGCGTCATGGCACTTTTCCAGATACTGCCATCGAATAATAAAAACGTACCATAACTTTGCCGCCCTACTTCGAGCGTAAAGCGTATATTGGTACGTTTTGTACTGAGTGGCGAGGTACGGCTTAAAATGTAATTGCGCTGTTCGCGGGTTAAATTATAGATGACGCATTCACAACTATTCGAGAGCGCACTCATGAATTTTTGACCGGTTGCCCGGATATTCAACCCTTCAAACGTATTAATGCCATCTTCAAATTCAATGGTCGCCTTGACAATCCGCTGATCAAAAGCCGAAACCATTTATACAATTCTCTTGATTTATTAATTACTGTTGCTTAAATAAGTTCTCAACTTTGAGGATAGTATGTACGAAGATAGACAAAACCAGATGGTAGAAATTGTTTTTAAAGATGGTACCAGCATGGAACCATATATTTTTCTTGAATATAAAGACGGAGTATATTATTTCGATAGCGCAAGAGGAGTTAAATTTACCGTACCAGAAGAAAATCTTAATTATTTGATATTCAAACCCAATGCCACTTTCACATTCGTGTAATCAATAAATAACAATTCTACCGTCTGTTCCTGCTGCCCCTGCTCCATTACCACCAACTCCAGCCGTACCACCATAATAAGGGCTTGCCGTTCCAGCGGGAGTGCGTCCGCTTCCAGCCGTAAGTGTTTGGCTGCTTGTCAATATAGGATCGTAGTAACCAGATCCGCCACCACCACCGCTATTATTTGTGGGGTCAATACTTGCACCACCACCGCCACCGAAGTAACCACCGCCGCCACCGCCAGCACCTAAACTTGCACCTCTGCCACCATCACCACCTTGTCCTGAACTTCCTGCGGTTCCATTATTTCCCGTACTTCCGGTACCGAATACTCCCCCTGCCAATTGAGTGCCTGGGCCACCTCCTGTTATTCCAGTGCCGGCAACGCTACCAATAACGCCATTCGTGCCGCCACCCGGACCGCCGCTTGCTAATTCTGCTCCGCCGCCACCACCACCAGCTACCGCAAGAATAGTACCACCTCTTTTTATTTGAGTACGACCACCACCACCACCTTCTCTAGTGCCGCCAACTCCTCCGGTACCACCTCCGCCTATTGCATTGGCTGCTGAATTTCCTACACCACCACCACCAATAATCAAATCAAGGGTTTCTCCGGGAGTAGTGGGAATATCGCATTTAAGATAACCTCCGCCGCCACCATTAGACGCAGCATTACCACCCGAAGCACCCGCCGCTCCCCACATTTCAACAGTAATGCTTGTTTTTCCGGCAGGAACTATAAACGTAGCTGTTGCACTCGCCATACTATAGACGGTAGGCGATACCGGCGTAGTCATCGTTATTGCAAAAAGTGCAATTGGAAAATTAAACATTATGCAAAACTCTGAAGTCCAGCCCCATCAAGCGTCGTGCCATCGAAACTGTAAAAACTGTAAATATCTGTTCCACCCGTAGAAACCGGGGCGACACCACCAGGCCATTTAAAAACTGCATTCCAGGTGATAGTAAATCCACCACTGACTACTTTTAGTGCGTAGGTTTTTCCCGCCTCAATATTACTAGGCGCACCCATATTTCGGTTAGTGGTAGGTGTCACTTGCGCCAATGCCCCTAAATTCATATTCCAAGCGATTGTCGCAGCATCGGTAAGGATTTGCACATTGCCGCCAGCTTGCCCTACATAATCGATATTGCCGGTGCTATTGATAGAATCGAACGTACCCCCGTTAATGCTGCTATTAGTCACAACAATACTATCCGCAGTGCCACCCGTGATTGTTACATCATTAGCATTTTGCTCCGCCATGGTGCCAAGACCAAGACCAGTATTATTGATACCTGCGAGTATATCGGTGCCATCACAATAAACTGGAAGCGTAGAACCTTGCGCAACTACTACGCCCATTCCTGAAACGGTTTTAACGGTAAGCGTATGCGCACCGGTGCAATTATTGACGATAAGATAGTGTCGCCCCACTGGTTCAAATATCAAATTTACATCAGCCGTCAATGTGCCAGAGCAAACAAATATCGAGTTTTTACCGTCATCCGGTGAACCATCGACATTGACCACCGTAATATCAGCATTACTAAATACTTTCGGGGATTTTCCACCAAAACACTTATCGCTTATCTGGAAATTATTATTGGTAATTGGCCCCCAAATACCTAAATTAGTATGATCTTGCTGTATCGTTTGCCCGGTATTTGCGGTAAATGTATCCGTTGCCGACATAGTTTTCTCACTTAATTATTAGCCGCCCCAAAGTCCATCGCCCCATAATCCCTCACCCCATCCACCCGGAGGCGGCGGCGTGGTATATCCTTGTGGCGCGAAGCGCAAAGGAAGCGGACCGTCAGGATTAAAAAATGCTGCTGTAATGGGTAAAGACGGCGGTTGTCTTATAACTTCCAATTCTGCCGCACTCGCATAAATTAGCGTTTGGGTAACGCCAAATTGGGTGTAATTAGGTAATTCAAAATTTTGCACTACAATCATGAAGTTTCCGGCTTCCTGATATTCTGCCGGGATGATTTTGGTGTTTCCTACTGCCCTCGCATTACTCAAAACCACTACATTGTTAAGCGACAGGCTGACCGATACTGTACTGTTGGTGCTTTTTATCGTAAAATCCCATTGGTTATTATCCAGTGTGACCGTAAAAGACTGATTCGGCACTGATTTCAAAGGAATTGTTTGCATTTTTATTCTTTAAAATAAACATCAAGCAATGATTTTTTTGATGCCGAAAAATCAACTGTTTTTGTGTTTTGCTGCCCTGTTTGTACTGTGTTACTATCCACCGGATTAGCCGGGGAATAATTAGCTGGTGCCGGAGCCGGGGATACGGACACCGGCGCAATAAACAGCACTTCTTGAAAATTGAGCGATATGACGATTGAGTCAAAAATATCTGGATTTTCTTGATGCGGCATTTCGGCAATGATCATATTGCCATAAACGCCCGTTTTCGTTTGTACGGTTAGATTCGTCGCATTGATGAAAGCGGTGCGCATTTGTTGATAGTCCTGCGAGTAAAACTCGGAGGCAATCATCATTTGCATCGTGATACGAATGGGGTTAATAATGTGATGATCACTAATGATCACGCCCGTTTCTACTGGGTGCTGCATCACTTTTGAAGTTTCGATAATCTCCCCACGTAGCGGCTGCGAATTGGTAAAAACCTTCGCAAAAGTGCTATTGTCGAATATGCCAACAATATCTTGCCCCGATAAGTTTACCATTACATTGCTATCCCATCATCCGTATTTGCGATTGCATCCCGCAATTGTTTGACCAGTTCCCCGGCTGTATTTCGGGCGATATCCGTCGAGTTGTTGCCCTGCGCATTTACATTCACGTCACCAATTTTGACATTGATTGTCTTTGAACTGGATGTGTCGCCACCCGACATGCCGAAGGATGATGTTGAAGCTATCCGTAATGCTTCTTGACCGCGTATAATCGCTTCATAATCACCATTCGCAGGACGTTCAAACCTTCTGCTAAATAAAGATGCCGAATTGTAAGCCCCCCCTGAATTAATCAGGGAGTCTTTCAATCCCATTTGTTCTATTTCCCAGGCAGCGGCACGGCGTTGGTCATCCGCATTTGCGCTTGTAACATCTATGCCAATTCCGGCCTTGATCTTTGCTACCCTATCAGGATGCCATTGATAAAGCCCACGGGCTGCACCATTATCGCCAATAGCACCCGGATTGCCGCCACTCTCACGTTGCTCATTGGCTGCGATACCCGCCGCAACATCCGCCGGATAACCTTGCGAGATCCAAAAAGCAACCGAATCTTTGGTGCCACCTGGAGTGGGTAAAAATGGAGATTTTTGACCACCATGCGTTTTTGACCACTCACTATCTTGATTTATCCTCGCGCCTTCATGATCAAACAAGACATCGTTGGCACTCACCAGAAATTTATTCACACCAGTAATGAGCGGAATAAATTTAGCCCCGATTTGTGTAAATATTGAATCAATTAGTGTTTTTGTTTCAGAAAGTGCCTTATTCAGTTCTTGCGCTTGCGTGGCCGATACTTCTTGATTTGCCGCCAAACGCTTTTGAAGGTTAAGTTCTTTTTCAAAATCTGCATCGCTGGCAGTGAGTAAACGTTTTTCGCCTACATCCGTAATTGGTTGCGGGAGGCTTTGAAAAAACCTGTCAGCCCCCTCTTTTCCTTGAAACTGCGGTAATTTTAGTTGTCGCCTGAGAAACCTCAAATACCCTTCTTCATCCGGTGCTTTCAATCCTTTCGAGGTAAGATCATGAAAAACATCCGAGTAATTCGCAAATATCGCCCCTTCCTTGCCGCCGAATGCCCGGCCCGCCGCATCAAGAGCCTTTATCTTTTCGATATTCTGCCCGAGTAAATCACCCTCAGACTTCAGGGCTGCGTTATTTTGGGCTGCATTAAATACCCCACCCGCAATAGCTTTTGCCGAAAAATAAGCTGCTGCTGCGGTTGCAGTCTTTTCAAGGAGATTAACAAACTCATTACCGGTATTAAGCCGTTCTTTATCGATCCGTTCCTGTTCTTTTTCTGCGGCGCGTTGCTCTTGCATTGCCGCTTTTTTCTTTTGCTGAAGGGATAATATCTGCTTTTCTTGATCAGCAGCATTTTTAGTAGTTTTCTTGCTCGATTCGTCTTGTGCTTTTAATAACTCGGCATCAGCATTTTTTACCGCAGCAACAGCATTTTCAACCTTTTTGGTGGCTGCAATCGCCTCGTCAGAATTGCTTTTAAATAGGATGAAGAACGTATCTAAAACCGTCATTACTATTTATCCTTATTTGCCATATACTTATTGTAATTAGTAACAGCAATAATTTCCCACATATCGTAGGCATCTTCTAAAGTGTAAATGGTTTTTAGTTCGTGGAGGGTTGCTTTTCCGTTTGCGATGATGGCTCCGAGAAAGTTGTCAACATTTGGAAAATCTTTTTGAGCATTGTCAGGAAAAGCCCCTGAAAGAAATTTGAGGCTTTTCCGCTCTGAAAAAAACGATTGTTATAGCCCATCATTTCGTTTTCAAGCATAAGTTGCATTTCCCAATCCTCAACATGGTTATTTATTAGCGCCACTGTAGAAAGACGGATTATTTTATCCCCTGCATAAATGCCTACAAAATTCATCATTTTTAGGGCTATGTCTGCATTTCTCGGATAATCCCCAATTTTAGGGAGCGATGCAGTAACCATTGTTGGATAATATTGAGGACATATTTCTCTCCCATACCATGCGGGAATTTTTGATAAAATAAATTTCCATTCTTCCCCGTTCCATCCCATGATGGAAATTTCCTTCGGTTGAACTAAATCAGTCATATTACGCGCCTACTTTGTTTTCAAACGTAAAGCTATAAGTCTTAGTTTTTAAGCGCCCTGCGCTGGCAACACTCTTGCCAAACTCGCCATTGATACAGAAGCCACCAGTGAAAATCACAATTGAGCCGTCTGGATAACTGATTGTCATATTGATATCATCCCGTGTAGAGAATTTCCCCTTAGCGACACGATTTGCATCAAACAGGACTTGCAGGTTAATATCATCATCCGAATCCGGTATAACATTGAGAACTACCGGCAATACCGTTGCTTTAGCCCATTTTACCAGATCGCCATTTAACCCCATGGCACTATCGGCAATCTGCACGGCCCCAATAGCCACCGGGTCATTATCATCCGCAAATTGTGTGATGGTTAACCCTGCCGGAAACGTCACAGAAGCCGTTAATGTCACAACGGTTCCAAAACCCGAAATATCTTGACTCATTATTTTTATCCTTCAGTTAAATTAGAATGTCACGGCCTTCAATCAGGCGTATATCATCGTCTTTGCTGTAAATGAGGGTATAAACGATCTTATATTGAGTGCTGGAATCGACGGTATAGGGCTGAATAACCGCATTAAGCCAATAGCCAGTATTTTGCACCTGCCGCCATGCGTTCGGGTCATTGCTGATTGTGGTGATGTAAAGCTGTTGCTGCGTTGTGAGTGCCTTACCTACTGAGATCGTGCCATTAAGTAATGCAAGGTTCACATCCGATTGAATGACGGTAAGCACCTGCCCGCGCCCTGCCAAATTCGCAGGGATACGAGTAGAGCTAATCAAGAGTGCCATCAAATCAGCGGCAATCTGCTGTTTTAACCATACTTCATTGGCATATGTATTTTGATCAAGCGGGTCGGTGGATGCACCAAACATCAAGCCGCGTTGATAAAATGCAAGCAAAGTCCCGGCTGATTGTGTTTGACCATAATAATTAACCCGCAATGCGTCATAAGTGTTTGCATCGGTATCCGTAGTCACCGAAGCCGTCAAATCGAATTGCTGGAACATGTAGTTTTGTACACTATTCGGAGCCGTGTAGTCTGTTGCCGCCATAATCATCATTGGGGCTTGTTCTGGATATTCGGTTGATAATGGTGCAAGCGTCATCGTGCAACCACTCAGATTGAACAGCATTGCGCTATAGGATACGGCATTGGAAGCACTCACCGGAATACTGTAGAGGTAGCTCACATTTTGGCCATCGTTCCAAGTGGCCGCATCCAAGATATTTTGTTGCGTCAGGGATGGGATGAAGGCAAACGAGCCGAAATTATTGGATAATTGAGATGATTGCGTCAAAACTTCGGTAATAGTTTGTGCAGCAGAGCCATTGGAAAGAATCGCACCTGTCAACCAACCAAGCGGCGCGGCAATGTCATTCGATACACCAGCGGTAACTGAAATAACATCCGCGCCAGTCGTGCCCGATACCAAATCAAAGCAACTACGCACTGCATCATAAGTGACTGTTGCGCTAGTGAAAGCCGCACCACCACCAGAAAACGCCCTAATAGCTGTTTGAAGGGTAGATGCCACCACGGATAGCGAACCAGCAGCAGAAAAATCAATCCCGGTGAATGTATGGGTGAATCCGCCCATTTGTAACGTAAAGCTACCGGCGGAAATAGCGGTGAATGTCGATAATAGATAAGTTGCTGGCTTTCCGAATATCTTAGAACCTACGGCAACATTCGCCCAGAACGCATAACTGATTTTTTGTGGGGATGTAATGCTTTTGCTTATCCATCCGAAATAGAATTGCGCTCGCAGATATTCTGTTGAGGTAGTGCCGAAATAAGTGCCTACATCATCCGCATTATCAAATTCAACCACGGAGCCGGTAGGAACAAGCGGATTCTCAGTGAATAAACGCGCAATGAGATCACGGGTAAGAGGAGGCGAGCCAGCACCTACACCGGACGTAATATTTACGTACCGACTTTGCGAAATAGCCATTTTCTATCCTTTTTAAATTGGGATGATGTTATAAAACGCTGTATCAATGATAGGCGTTGTAGAAAGAATTATTTGCTTATGCGTAAGGACAAAATCAAAGCTCGGATGCGCTTCATAGCGGTTTCTATCATCGATGAAGTAAGGATTGCGTACATCTTCAACTCGCAATATACCGATTCCTTGATCTATCAAAGTCGTGATTGTCGTGTCACTCTGCATGATATGCGCAATCAGGTTCACAATATCCGAAGCGGTATACTGCGTTGTATTGGCCGGATCTTGTGTTGATAGGCACCCTATCTGAAATGTCGTTTCGTATTGCTGTAATTCTTCATGTGCCATGGCTCCGGTCATGGAATCATAGGCATCATAGCGATAAGGAAAACCAATACGTCTATCACCTATTTTATCCAGATAGGCGGTGGGTTTGATATTTATGCCCTGATTTGTGGGCTGAAATGCCTGTTTTATTGGCACACCTGGAATACCTGCGTTGGCCTCACCGGCGATAATGGTTGAAATTATCAACGCTATTAGCTGATTATCTAACATACGGTGCAATCCCCAGGAACATGGACACAAACTATTCCCGTCCATCCGTTCATCAAAAACCAGTCGGTTTCTGATAAGGACTGGTAACGTTGATTAGCATAAATGAACTGATCACCTGCTTTGATACGTTCAACATCAATAATGTTACTGGACACATAGAACGTCTTATAATCACCCTGTAAATCAAGCCCATATCGCTCGTAAAGATTACGCGGTATCGCTTGTACACTACCCACCATTGGCACTGGTGCTGCATATTGCGAGACATCCAAACCGATTGCATTTTCACTACGGGTCAAAAAACGCACATAGAGAAAGCTTTGCTTACCGATAATCGATAGAGCCTGCCCTAGCAAATTTTGAGGTATCATTTATTTTTCTTCAACATGCGTCGTGAGTGTGGCTATCATGTGGCCGGTATCATTAAGCGGTTTGGTTGATACGCCGCTAAGATTAAGCTTTCCTTCTTTGAGCTTCGTAGCAATTTCCCCGATTGTGCGTCCGGTGACTTCCTTGCCTAGCTGCTTATATTTTCTCACGCCTATTGTGATGGGTGAGAGTGGCGGACTATCGACGGATTTTATCTGTTCGACGACATCCGAGGCAGCTTGTTCAGTGATAATATTCATTGCATCCAGTGCGGAGATTTTACCTTCCACGACCCGGGCGGAAACTTTATTAATTGTTTCTTGCCACTTATTCTGGTTTTTGATGATAGCTGGTCGCATAAATGGACGCGCCGGAATGGTTCTAGTACCAAATTCCTGCATCATGGCCACTTCCGCTACTTGCATCCCATCCGGGTATTTCGCAGTTTCAAACCATCCGACCTTGCCTTCCAGCTTTCCCAGGGAAGCAATTTTTAGTTCAAGATCACGAAAGACATTCTTTACCATCCCCAACCAGCACGACGAAAAGCGGCAATTTCTGGCCTCCCTCCGAAGTAAGCCCCTCCAACAGAAGCCACCTGCAAGAGAGCAAGTAATTGTTGACCATAGGGTGTGGTTTGTAGCCAGTATTGCCACTGATTGCCGAAGGGAGGCGTAGCGTTAGTGATCGATACTTTATCAACCGTTGCACCCGTCAATACCCCGGCAACGGTGCCAGTAGCTATATTAAGTGAGATAGCGCATAAATGCGCAGTCATCAAATAAAGTGCTTGTGTCCGTTGCTGCAACGAACGTGCCCCAAAATAACAACCGCCTGTTTGATCACTGATATAGTTTGTTGCTGCATCCCATTGTGCTTGAATCGTTGCATCAGAGATAGTTGCAATACTGGCAAATTGGGGAAATTGTGCCCGGAATTGCGCAATATCAAGCATAATCACGGACATAATTTTTACCTATTTTTTCCTAGATTGCGAGCCAGCACAGTCATAACAAGTCGTTCTTACAGGCAGTTTTGAATTGCTATTAGAGGACGGCTTTACTACTCCGGGCATTGGTTGGCGGCAATTCATGCAAGCCATATACAAATCAGGATGACCCTTCATGATTTTTCCTATTCTAATGGTGCGGAAGTTCCCTTTTTACCTGAAAATCCTTCCGGTTTCACCGTATCTGAATCTTTAAAATCTTCAGGGGTTTTTGGTGCGGACTTGTCCTTATATTGCATGCCACTTGCTGCAACAACTTCAGGTTCGCGTTCTTTTGCCTCATAGCTGATAAATCCATTCTCTACATGAGCCTGGAATGTTACATCTTTTTTAAGAAACTCAAGATCATCCTCGTCAACTTCGGTTTGAATCCCGATAGGAGTAATGAGCAGACTATTGGCAACATTAGAGCCACCTTTAATGAGTACGCTTTTTGTGATTTGAGCTTCACCGGCAATACTCACATAACCGTGGTAGGTCACGTCTGCTGTCATTGTTGACGTTACATAATATTTTTTCATGGTTCCCCCTTAAATTCCTGTGACCCTATAGACTGCATACGGACGCTTACAAATAGCACCAGCAGTTGCCATCAAATATGCCTCTTGATAGCCCTTAGTCATCTGTTGAACGCCGATTGTTTGGAACCGGGCAGGAACTACTTGCATCCATGTACGATTATCGTCTGTGCTCAATCCGTCATTAACCGCATCCGCATAGAGATAGAATACATTCGCGCCGCCATTGGCCAATTGGAATTGTGGACAGCTTACGATTCTCATATTTGGATAGGTTTGTTTTATCCAAGACTCTACCGAAATCCCAAAATCAGTTGTCACAGCAAGATATGCAACACGTGAGGTTGGAAGCACCAACGTCATTGGTGTGCTGACATCGATAATACCTTGTGATTGCGTCATCAAACCAGCCACGGCAAGGCGTAGATCCTGAGTGATGCCTTGGAATGTTTTGTTTGACCACAATGCAGAAGAGGTCACAGGATCGACATAAGCATTATTGTATGACAGTAAATTAGGATCATTCAGCATACCGTAAGTTTTGTCATTTCCTGAGTTATAGCCATAGAACGCAATCAAGTTACGCTGAATCGCTAAGTTTAGCGTAGCAGCATTTCTTTTGATTGCTGCACTATTTTCTTGAATACGCGAAACCCTGGCTTCTTCTAAGCGTCCTACAAGGATGCCTGTTTCAAATCTCGTCACAGTACGTTGCACAAAATTAGGGTTCCAGGTGGTAAGCGGTGTATTGCTCGTATCGCTATAGGGAGCAGTCGTACCGGCAATTTCGATAGTACGAACAATTACCTGCTCATCCTCCCAACTACCAATTGTAGAAAGCCCCAAGATACCATCCGCTTGACGTACTGCTGTTGCGATACCCACATGACCAGGCATGAAATTTTGCAAGAATTGCAAAGGAACTGCATTGCTTGGTGTAGTAATTGGTTGTTGTATGGCATCCATACCGAAGCTAATTGCCTTGGCATATTCAGGATGAATACTAGCCATATTGGCTATTGTATCATAGCCACCAATACCGATAGCTTTAAGATCTTCGTAGTCATCCAGTGCAAAATCAACACCCGCTTCAAACGGGCGGATTTTTTCCCCGTAAACATGGGAATGTATTACGCTTTGTTCCATTTTATTATTCCTTATAAAAAAACCCCACAGAAATTAATCCTGTGAGGTTTAAATGTTATTCAAGAGGGTGAGGTTCGCTTAGTCAGTTAATTGGATTACCGCGACACTTGTTGAAGCAGCTACGTCATATCGAGTCACAACACAATTAGGCACGAATGTTTTACCGGAAGGAGCAACCGCATTACCTGTCATTGTTGTTGAACTGACAGTCGCCGCGCCGGTAACGGTATACGTACCATTGCCACCTGTTCCTGAACCGAGTGCGGAAATAACGGTACCCGGTGTTACGCCTGTGCCGGAGATAACCGTACCAATTGCAAGTGGTGCACCATCAGCAACAAAGCCGCTCACTGTCAAAGTATTTGTTGAAACAACACCAGTGAATGTCGATATAGGTGACATACTGTCCAGCGCACCCGTAGTATTATCGTAATACACGAGATTGCCTATATTAGCGGCCGTGGCCAGTTTTACAAAGAATTGGCCGAAGGTTGCTAAAGCACCAACTGAATAATCTGGCAAGATTAATGATGGTGACAATGCCCCACCCACCGAAGCAGAACCCCAAAGAGTTTGTTCGAGTGGATTAACCAGAATACCGGCAAATTGACCCGTACCACCGACTTGTGCAGTACCAGCCAAAGAGCTTCCTGGTGGGTAAGAAGTGGGATCTGGATTGCCGCCACTTGATTTGGTGAAAGCAAAACCTATTGATTGTGCTTGACCAGCGGAATATAGATTCCAGGTTTGCGCACGAACCGGGCCATTATCAGCCTGTTGACCGATAAAACCTAACGTATTGAATACATTTACTTGAGATTGAAAGTCAGTCATGATTATTCCTTTTTAGCTGCTTTATTGATATTTTTAAGCGTCTCGGCAAGCTTACCGCTTTTCTTTGGTGCAGAATCCGCTGCATAGCCTACACTCGATACAGTACGATTATGCAAAAATCCGGTGAGTACTGCATGTTCATTACCGGCCGTGCAAGGAATAGCCAGCTTTTCAACACCATATTTAGCCACTTCGTCGAGAGTCTTATCAGCATGGTCAAACGTTCCGATATGATGGGATAATTTTTCAGCAAGTGCGTTTTTAGCTGCTATATCGGCAAGAAGCGTCTTGGTACTATTTGCCTTAAAGTCAGCAAATTGTTTTTCCAAGGAGTCGAGAGCGGCACCGGTTCTTTCGATACTTTCGAGCTTTTCAACGCGGTTAATATCGCTATCCTTTGCATCTTTCTTGTCTTTATCGTCCATATCCTCATCTTCAGCCTTCTTGTCCTTGTCATCATCGTCATATTTTTCGTCCTCGGCTTTTTTCTTTTCTTCTTCTTCAGCGGCATCTTTGGCCATGCGCTTCTCAGCCCAATCAAGAACCTTTTCTAAGCGTTCATCTTTTTTCTTTTCTTCTTCAGACATTTTTAAATCCTTTGCATCAAAAGTTATTTTAAAGTGGTCAAGCACGGCAACGTCCTTACCCATCCTACCTTGGTCAACCAAGGCAAGGTGATTGCCCCGGATATTTCTTTGTATGGCATCGTACTTAATGCCATTCCATACGCCTGATACCATTTCATAAATGCAACGATATCCTGCGGATAATTCTTTTTTTCCAGCTTCTATTAAATCAGCAAGATTTTCAGAAAAGACTTTGATATTTCCGTATAAAATACCATTGTCATAATAGACGTTATCACCTATGACACCTTCCACGCCTTTTTGTTCAGCAGGAGTTAATCCCTCGGCACCTGCACCAAGCATGACATGATCATTGATGAAAGGGAGTAAGCGGAATGATTTTAGTGTTTCTTCTGAGGAAAGCTCATCTTCAGGACGGTAGACATTATATATTTCATTAGGATTAGGTGCGCCAATTGCAGCACCAGAATAAGGGAAAACACCGACTTTACTTATCGGATTGCCGACAATTTCGTACCAACCATTACCATCATATTTACGAGCACTTTCAGTTTCATCTTTTGCAGCTTCTCTTTGTTCTGAATAGGCAATAGCAACAGCTTGTTTTTGTGATTTTCCAGCTTCAATCTCTTTCTTGATATTGGATTTAAATGCAGAGCTAGAAGTACTTTTTTCTAATGGCATTTTATTCCTCAAACTCAATTATAGGCTTCATCCTGCATCTACAATTCACGGCCTGGCCTGGTATCCCGCGCTCGCCTGTTTTTTGATCAATCACAGGCAAGTTATCGAATCGGTATACATTTCCATTCATTGCGATATGATCTTTCCTGGGCTGGTGAGATCCGCCCGTATGTAGCCATTCAAATTTTGCCAAACCCGCCGCTTGCAAACGCCCTTTGCTAATCGAATTGAACGCTTTACGCGTTTGATCATGCGATATCATCTTGGCGCGGCGTAACGTGATTCCTTTTTCATTAGCCAAGAACGGCACCAAATCTTGCAATCCGTTTCCTGTAGTGATAGACCGCAACACCGCACCATTGACCGCTTCAAGATATTGCTGCGGTATGGACTTAATCAATGCCACATTCTCAGCAACAGAAGCTTTTAGCACCTCGCCAATTTCACCTTTCAATCCCGTGGTAGGGATTGTTAAGCCTCCGGTTAGTTTCTGGAGGCTATTTTGTACTGCAAGCTCACTTGATCTATTTTCGCTATCAACCATCTGTGTAGCGATAGGAAGTGCCTTAGAATTGAAAAGCGCATCAAATCTCTTTTGCAGTTCGTTGGATAATCGCTTGGCCTCGGCAACGATGCTCTTTTCATCCTGAGCAAAATACTGTTCAGCCGTTTCGCCGTAGAACATCCTTTTGACTGCAAGTAACGTGATATCGGTCATCTGCTGAATGAGAATATCAAGCTGCGTATTATAACGCATTGCAGCGACAATATTGGGATTAAGCGGCGTTCCTTCGAGTGATTCAGGTTTACGCTTCCTTAGCTCCCGCAATTTGCTCCTCGTCAGTTTCAAGCTCGCGGTCAACTTCCAACTCCATGCCATTATATCCGCTGTCTTTATCTGCAATGAGACGGCCTCTTATATCATAGCCATCAACAGCACCGGCAGCAGATAAAGCCGTATCAGTTTGCGCTTTTTTCAAGTTGATATCAGCAAGTTCAGCAGCGGTAGGACTATCTACAGGATTCCAGTTAACCTCAGTAGCGAATGGTTTAATTTTAAATTTCGGTGTCACTTCCGAACGGATAAGCAATAAATGATGACGTTCAACAAGCGGTGATAGATCATGTTCCTGGATACTTTCTAGTTCCTCATGATAACTGGCCTCTTCAAATTCACCTGTCGCATTAAAGCCTTTTGGTGATGTTCCAAGCAATTTCGTTGCCGGAACTCCAGCACCGGCAGCCACCAATTGGTATTGCGTCATGATGACTGCATCCAGTTCAGAGAGCGACGTGTCGAATTGAGTTATTTCTTCATCGCCACCAACAACTTTAAATCCGAAATTATTTTGTAAATTTGTCCATATTTGAGCCTGAGCAATAAATGCTTCAGGGTTTTCAATAATTTTTGTTGTATCGCATTTCAGTACGGTAAGCCGCTTGCTCATTGCGAGCATTGGGGCTTCATTGGCGGTGCGCTCGGCTGCGTAGACACGTTCCATAATCATTTGCGGCACCGGAATACCCCCATAAAAATAGGTAGGTTTCAAGATATCCGGCAAACTGCCATTACGGAATATGATCAAGTGTGTACGGTGTATCCGCTGTGCATTAATACGCCACCATGTCGGCTCATAAAAATGCTGCGACGCAGGATTAGCCGTTGCATAAAAATCAAGCTCGGGAGTAACCCATGTTGGATCTATCAAACTGATACCGCGATAACTACCGGGTCTGATACCATCAGGATTAAACGGCTTTACGTAATAATCGGGATCTGTACTATCGACATGGAATAATGCAATGCGAATGCCAAATACACGACCCTTGGCAACAAAATCAACACAGTGTTTTTTAATACCATAGTGTTTGTCTCGCTGGCGGATAAAATCTAATATTTCAGGCTCTATCTCGGTGCCATCATTGGATGTAATTTCGTATCCATTTCGGGTAGCATCCTTTGCGGGCATCGTACAAGCTTTACGAATCAACCAGTTTTGATCAAGCATTGCGCAAGCTTGCCAGCCGATAAAACCTTGACTCGCATAATATTCAAGCTGAACAGCCGGTATATTATCAATCAAGCCTATTTTTAATGGTATCGGCTGACTAAGCGCATCATCCATGGCATATTTTGAGCCGTCAGGATTGACAGTAACAAAATGGCTTGCATCGCGCTGAAAAGTCTTTCTTAGAATTTCTTGCTGTTTGATTGCTAGTGCTGTTGTAGTTGAATGTACATTGGATTCTGAATTAAAAAACCCCTTCACCGCTTTTGTGACTACGGTGACTGGTTGTTTTTTAATCCACTCAAACATTATGAAAAGAATCCTGTTGGCTTTGTCATTATTTCAGTAAATCCCCATACAAGCGCGTCCATATGGTCGGGGGAATACTTCATCGTTTTTGCGTCGTAATCACACATCTGATCTTCAAGAACAGGGAAACTTCCTACGTGGTGGCACTTTCCTTGCTCATATAATGCTGAAATTGGCTCTGCTCGTGTGATCTTACCTCGGCTTGCATGTACAGCTTTGTATGAAACGGTTTTGTCAACCATGCGCAATAGCGTTTCTATCATTTCGCCGCCGTTATTGGCTTCGCCGATAATCCGGTCTGCTTTCCATTGATGATAGGCATTCACTGCCACTCGTGCCCATTCCTCGGGTGTTCCTCTCATCGATATGTCATCGAGCACATAACCGTGACCATCCGTACCCGTTGCCACTACAATAATTCCGGTTTCGTCGCTATCGGGATTAGAGGTTGTTGCCGGGTCAATTGAAACAACAATACGCCGTAATGTTGGATGGGTTTTTACTCTCAGAGCATCAAGTTGTGATCGTTTCCAGAGTGCCCCAGGATTATCATCAAGGATTTCTGCATTAAGCTCTTGTCGGCCTAATCTAGTACCTTCATATTTTGAGATAATCTGCTGTAAGAATGCACCGGCAAGATTGCTTTTATTATCGTAAGTGCTTCCTTTGGTGACAAAAGTAGTCTTGCTATAGAGTATTTCTTTGACTAACTTTGTAGGCTTAGGCGTGGTAGTTATGACCGACTGCGGATTATCACCTAAGCGAAGTCCAAATACCGCTTGGTCATATGCTTCGGGATAACGCCACGCGGCTAATTCATCCATCCATAGCTTGCAATGCTGCTTTCCACGCAAACGCTCCGGCTCATCCGCTGTAAAAACCAAGCTGCGGGCACCATTAGGCCATTCAATCAGTTTCTTATGCGCTTTGTAGACTGGTCGCTCGTCTTTTGAACAAATCGCAAGAATACCACTTTCGCCCTCAATCATAATATCGCGGGCATCATCAGTGGTAGCACCAATGAGGTTAACGTAGGGATAGTATTTTACCCATGTACGTACAGTTTCAGCACCAGTACGAGTTTTACCAAATCCACGACCGGCGAGGATTAGCCAGTTAATCCATACTCCCGGAGGAATAAATTGATTTGGCCTAGCATGCCATGACCAATCGTATAATAATGCTTCTGCTTCTGCATCGCTTAAAGCATTAATTCTCTGAATCTGTTCCTGTGGTGGAAGTGTTCGGAATAAGTCCGCGCAAGAGAACTGATTTTGCATTGGATAATTCTACGTCTGCTTTTACTTCGGATTTTTCAATTATTAAGCCGTGTATCTTAGCCTTACCCATTGTCGCAGAAACCGCAGCGGATGGATTAGCGATTTGATGGGCTAATTTCCTCGCATGTTCAAGCTCGAGTGTGAGAGAATCTACGGTTACCTCATGCCGTTTAGCATGCTGTTCCATCAGCTCTTTTATCCTCGGGGATACTCCGGGGTGATTTTTTAAATCATATGCTTCATTCCAAACATCTTTATCGCTCATATTTTCAGAGTCATAAGCTTGACGATAAGCTTCAGAAGCATTACCAGTTTCAACATAAAATTGGCAAAATTTTTCTTGTTTTACGGTCAAATCACCCATAGCGATTATTCAGTTGTTAATCCGGTATCGAGAGGTTTTTCCTCTTCAGCACTGTTTTCCTCTGGAACAGCCGAAGATTCAGGAACATCAGCAGATTCAGCAGCCGGTGCTTGTTCTTCAGTTTTAGGAGATTCTTCAGCTTTAGGTGATTCTGAACCAGTATCAACAGACTCAGCAATATCAGTATTTTCAAGCATTCTATTTACCTCGTTTAATCCACCAGTTAAAAAATTGATATCGGCAATTAAGGCTTTTTGTCTTTGTAATAATTTTTCTTTCATGCTGCTTCCTTAATTTCAATAATGGTTATTTGTTCCGTAACAATATTACAAATCCTTACAAAATCGATATGGGCTAATTTCTTAGCGTGCTCTAGCTTCATTGCATGCACTTCAACAGCACATTTACCTTTAAAACCATTACTTTTTTCATAATAAACTTCGATGGGAAATACTTTTAGCCCGACAGTCATATGATTTTTTCCAATAAAAAACCCCGCCGGAATCAACCGAACGGGGTATAGCTACAAATATTTGATGGTAAACTGATCATATCACACGGATGTACGTTTTGCAATAGCTATTTTTATATCCCATAATGTTTTATCAATTTATCCAGGCCAGAATGAAGCAATCCACGCACACGCCGAAGTTTTCCAGCGTTTTTTGTGAAATTTGTCAAATATCCGTCATCGATGACAATACATTCGATAACGAGGCGTTCACTTATGCCACGAAATCCTTTATCATCCAGTATTGCCAAGGAATTATTATATGTGACTCTCGCATCAAGTAAAACATCAACGGCATACTCCTTACAGTTTCCTTTAACGTCAAAATCTGCTGAAGATTTGATATATGAAAACTGCCCGGCCTTTTCGGCTTCACACTGGAGAAACTTGCCAGCGGAATGCTGTTGATGATCAATAATGTGACGGGCAAAAAGCTCATCAAAATGATTCTGTATTTTTACTATGGCTACCTTTTCGTTTTCTTCAGTGTAACCAATTCTTACGCCACCACCCCGTAATTGGGTTTCGGGAGTTCCAAAATCTGATTCTTGATAAGCATGATTCATAATACTTGCCTCTTGTGGATGATTAATATATCCTTGACTTCGAGGCTCTACCGCTTCACCGCTAGCAAAATTTAAATGACCCGCGCGTCCCTTCACCTGGCGCGGGTTTTTTTATTCTACCTCTGATTT